CACTGTCGTATAATGCCAGATTAAAAGTATTACCTGTAGATGCCGTAAAATTATGTTCAGCTTCTAAAATTTCTTGTTTAAAACTATTACAAATTGCTGATGTTATTCCCATGTTTAATTCCTAAATTACGGTGACGGTGATTTAACTGGGATACGAACTGTACCGTCAGTATAATCGTCTCGTCTTCGTCTTCCAAGTTGCATTCCTGCGAACTTCTGTACTTCACTTTTATACTTGTTTTCGTAAAGTGTCAACATATCCATAGGGCCTTTCAAAAATCCATAGGCTTCGACTAAAGTAGCATATAATAACCCTTGTGGAAAGTACTGACTAACATAAGTTCCAGATGTCTTAGTCACTAGACTCGTCGGCATTGCATTATAATATATTCTAAAAGCATAAGTCGTATCGGGAGTAGGAGCTAGAAGAAGCCCTCCTGAAGTCGTATCACTCGTCGCCGTGGCTCCTCCAAACATAGCATAATACTTAGGTTGACCTGTAACGTCCTGGGCCGTAAGACCTCCTGACTCTCCTGTTAAATTCGCTATATATTCTCTTAGATAAGTTACATCTTTTTTCTGTAAAAAAACTGACTTACCTGTCACTGCTGAAGTAGAGTCAAATACTTCAACCGCTCTAACAAAAAGACAGCCTGCTGGATTATTAATAGTATTATCGTCTACGGCAAAATTTCCAGTAGCCATTTTTCTATCGGAATCCATGGGAAGATCATATATGATTCTCCATTCTGCATTTTCTATAAATCTGCTTAGAACAGCACCAGTAAAAACATTACTGTCTATTTCAGTATAACTTCTAAGGTCAGCTTCTAATGCTGAGAGTGTATATCCAGCCATAATTATTTAATAGCCTCCTGGCAAGCTAAACAACCTTTTATAAATCTGTTGTGTGTATTACAATGCTTTGGTTTAGGTATGGGTGTCACTACTACAACCTCTTTTTTACCAAACCATTTCTTCCATAATTTTTTTAAATATTTAATCATTACGGTCTATCGTTTACGGGTCCGCCGAAAACGAAAAATCCTCCTCCGGTTGCTATACTAGTGGCAGCGTTTGCTAAAGTAAAACTAAAACTATCGCTTACGGTCAATGTTGAAGGTTGGCCTGCGTAAGGAATAGTAGTGTCAATCTTAGTAATTATATATGATCCATAAACTTTTGCACCACTTGAATGGGCATTGGCGTTTGTTGCAACGGGAGTTTTTCCATCCGAAGGAGCGGATGTGCCTCGAGTACATCCTGTTAAATCATTACTTGACTTACCAGTATATTGTATTGTTTCATTATCAACTGAGCCGCTTGTAGAATCAATTAATTCAATTACAATATAACCAGAAGTAGGAAATTCGGATGCGTCTGTTAAAGTAATAGTTGTTGCACTTGAAGTAATATCCCCGTTTAAAGTCGTGCTTAATTCAAAAGTAGAAATACCCACACCTCCTACAGGTTCTTTAACTTGATAAAATCTGACTGCATCATTGGTAGACCGTCCATGCCTATTTTCTGTTACGATAACTGTGGTTCCTACTTCAGTTGTAAAAGGATTATCGTTTAAAACAGCAGGTGTAGGTAAAGCTACTCTTGCCGGTCTTGCTCTTTGTAATGCTTGAGGATCTCCGCTTGTAGGTTTAGGTTCCAATTGAGGTTGTTTAGGTTCAAATTCTGAAAAATGAACCCACGAGCCATTCCATTCCCTTACCATTTCCAGATAAGGAAAAGCTAATCCCGATCTATCTGAAATAGCAAGTGCCTGTTTTCCTGAAGCAAAAGTAGTCATAATTAAGCGTTAGGATAATAAACCTTAGGAGCAATAAAAGTGCTTGTAATGTCAGCGTCTTCTTTTATGGCTCTAGCCAATTCATCCTCATAATAAAGTTTTAATTCTTGTGATCTTTGGGGTGCATTTTTCTGCGATAAATAAAATGATAATCCCGCTGTCATGCATGGAGCAAATCTGTAAGGTACATTACTTGCATTAGTATAAGCTCCAGCGTCTTGAATTCTTCGTACATAATATAAATTTAATTTATTTCCATCTTCTGCTGCGCCAGGAGTTAGATATAAAGTTATAGTGGTTCGATCAATAAATCTTTGAATAAAAAAAGAAGTAGGGGTTCCTTTTGCTGTTTTGTTAGAATAGCCTTGATACTGAGATCGACTCACTTCGGTCATTGGAGAATCAACACTAGTAGAAGTAATTCTATAATTAACTTCTAAAATATTATCCATTCCAGTAGCATGTTGCGTAACCGCATCGGCACTTGAATGAATTGCAGCAGTAGTTCCATTAGATCCACGGACACCTCCGGTAAGGTTCGCTGCTCCAGTTGCTGCAGATTTTCCGGTATATCTAATCGTTTCAGAGTTAACAGTAATCGTTCCTCCTCCTTGATCAGCGCCAGGCATATCTTTGACTTCTGTTAAAGGAATATCCGAAACCACTGCATTAATTCCTGCAGATAAAGTCGTTGTTAATCCGTTAGAAGCACCATCGGATGGAGATCTATATGATACATAAACATTCGTTCCATCTACTAAAGTAAAACCTTGATTGGCTACTTCCCAATAATGAAGTCCTCTATTACTCCATTCAGAAAATAAAAGATTTAAAGATCGTTTAGCTGTTTTTAATTGATAACCGGAAACATTTATAATTCCGATACGCTCGTAAGATTCTTCTACGATTTCATCAATCGGAAGAGTTTTATCGAAAGTGTAAGAATGAGAAGTAGTGTTAGCCATCTAACCCTACCCGTCATAGAATACTGTTACAGTCGCTACAGCTGATCCAAAATTAACGTAGGCTCCTGAGTCAAATAGTACTGCATTATCAGGAATGTATGGTTCAATAAGTTCAGCTGCTGCTTGCGTTGGAACCGTTAATAAAGTTGTTCCCGTTACAGATGAATTTTTAAATAAAAGATTTCCTGCACTAGTTCCACTTAAACCTTGTAATCCTCGAATTCTAGTTCTTCCTGCAAACACTGTACCAGTTCCTGTTCCTGTTACACCGGCTGAAACATTTCCTGCCGAAGAAGCGCTAGTCGTGATTGAAGTTACGGTATTAAAATAGCCACTACTTGTTGCTGTACTAGCATCTGCTCCAGTGACTACTTCAGTTAATGCATCTCCAACAGCATCGGTTCCTACTACTGTGAAAGTTATTCCACTGTCATCACCAGCCGATAAGATGGTGACGAGTTGGCCAATATTATCGCCGGACGTATAACTACCTCCAGACGCTAATGTTCCTGTAAGAGTTAAAGCTGCTGCACCTGAAATAGTAGCAGCCGTAGAAATTCCATCTGCATCTAGTGCATCGACAACTCCAAAAAATTTCGATTTTACATTCGATACGTTTGCCATAATTTAATTCTCCTTAGTCGTGAGCTCCCGAAGGAGCTCACATTATTTATCTATTACGTGTCAGCAAACGGTGTTGCTTGTGTGCTAGATGATTTTATGTATGCTTCCACAAAATATTGTGCACTAGCTACCGCTGTAACCCTAACGAGAGTTCCAACAATTCCACCTGTAGTAGAACCGTCAAAATTCATTACATCGTTAGTTGCTCCAGGAAACCAATCTTTACCAGTTGCTGCAGTAGTCATTAGACTTCTAGCATAACCGATAAATTTATCAGTTCCATCTGTTTGAATTACACCTGCTGTAAATGCAGTTTGAACAATAAACGTGTAAGTAGCTCCAAGATTACTTAATACGTTGTAATCATTTCCTCCAGAACTTTCACCTGCACTACCAGTTGTAATGCTAGGCAATGTCCATTCACCCGCAGCCAAATTGCATAGCAAAGGTCTGCCGGCATGATCATTCATTGTTAACGTTGCATTTGCTGTTAAACTAACAGCTGCAGTAGGTCCGAAATTAATAAAACCATTTAATGATCTTACTGGTCCCGCGAACGTTGTTTTTGCCATAATTATAATCCTCCTAGTTTTATAGATCTAGTCTCTAGGCCGTCGACTATACGCGTCTAGATCTAATTAATAATTGTATAGTACTTAATCTATAACGCAGATTTGCGTTTAGTGCAAGGTATCCCTACAGAAATGTATGATTTTTGA